ACTTCTTCTTCACCTGGTGCAGGCAATTCAGCTGGCATTTCAGGAGCCGGAGCAGGAGCCATGTCAGCACCAGGAACTTGTGGGGCCTGTCCGGTTACCACACCAAGTGCGGCTTCTAATTGTTGTTTAGCACCTTGCAAGTTTTGTAGTAGTCCACTTAATGCAGCACTGGCATCAGCGTTATACTGTGTAGACTGTTCAACACCAACTTCGTTTTTAATTTGATCAACCAATGCCGGTAAGTCTTTAAACTGCATGGCACTGATTTGCTCACTCATCTTTTGAACTTGGTCAACCATATCCTGGCTTGCTAACACAACTTGAGCTTGTTGGATCTCACTGGCTTCACGCAAGCGACGAGCCCGGCGGCCTTCTGCCATGGCCATCATTGTAGGATCATTCATTTGCTTTTGCAATTGAGCGATTTCTTCCTGTTTGGCTTTGATAGTATCTTGTATTTGTTTTTTCTTTTGTTGGACTTGTGCGGCCATTAACCCTGCTTGTTTCTTTGGATCCATTGCTGCAGAACCCGCCGCTGGCGCTGGCGCTGTGCCAGCAGGAGCAACTGCTTGAGTTGCCAAGGCCTGTTCCATCATGACCAATTTCAAATAACTTGGATTGTGTTCACTGCTGTGAAATTCTGGAGTTCTGCGATGTTCAGCAATTAAGGTGCGAACACGTTTGAGCATGCCACGAGCTTGAGCTGGTGTAATTTGGTCAAATCGAATGCTGTTACCAAAGTAACTTTCAAATACTTTGGCGGCTTGTTTTGTTGGGCTGACTACGGCCAGTTCGTTGAGTTTCATCTTCAAATCCTCGTTGTTGAATATATTTAGCCCAGTTTACATATTTGGTCAACTGATTTTCCAAGACCTTTTTCTGTATAATCTTGGTTTCTAGCTTGGTTAAAATGGTCTCACGCAACTGTGGATTTTGACTGTGATCGCCTACCGCGGCTCTGACCTTGATGTCTTGTGTAAGTGCGGTCAGTTTGGTATCTATGGTTAATAGTTCTCTGGCAGTATTGTAGGCCCTGTTTTTATCGGCTATGCACCAGCTGAGTGCAGAGCGTGTGGTGCCAAAAACACCCACATCTGTACTGCCACAAACTACTCGGTACCCAGGGCGTTCTGATTGTATGCGATAGTGTCCAAATACTTCATAGACTCCCTCTTTGGGTTGCCAGATCAAATTGGGAGTGATATCTCGAAATTCCCGGCTGAACATGCGTTCAAATTCTTGGTCCGGCTTCATTTCAGAACGTAGTGTGATATAAGATATATGGTTGATGCAAATAAACACCCAATGATGCCAACGCCCCAACCAATCAGCCTGTCGGTGTTTTTCTCACCCATTTTACTCACACTAACCTTGACTTCGGCAACCATGTCACAAAGATGTGCAATATTTTCACCCATGGCTGTCATTTTGTCTTCAAGTGCATTGTAGCGTTCAGCACACAGTTCCACATGTGCTTCTAAACTTTTCTTTTCAATCTCAGTGGCTTCGACCATGATATTCTCTTTATGTTAGCGGATCAATTATGTGTGACCCTATCAACTATTTATGAAAACAGGAGCAAACCATATATTCTGTTGGGCACCTTCTGTAATCAACACCGTTTCAATGTCTGGGTCGTTATTGAGTTCACGCAACATAGGAACTCCGTTGGCATCTGCCCGTAAAATTGCTACCGGATCTGATTCCGGGCCGTATATACCATCAGATTCAGTTTCGAATTCAAACATCCATCGGGTACCAGTTAGGTCCGCTACAGGATCTGTTAATAAAAATAACTGTGTACGTAGACTTAAAATTTGTGTGAGTGTTTCCCAATTGCGTTGCTGATTGCGGCTACGGTTCCAGGATTCCTCGTTTTTAATAGTTTGTCCTGCTCGATCTCGAAAAGGAATACGTGCTGATTTATAGTGTCCTGTAACACCGGTGGCTGTAATATCAAATCGAGTTTGGCAAGCGTATTTCATTGTTCTCGTTGACTCAGTTTGTAAAGTATTTCAACCTGCTCGCAAAGACGGTCAAGCTCTTGATTTGTTTTACGGGCATCAAATATATCAACCCAACGTTTTTCACGTTCTAGTTCTGCCAGTTCTAATTGTAACTTAGGATCTTGACTGTATAATTCTCTTTTGCTGGCACCAGGACGACGAGCATACACAGTGCGCCCACCGTCGGGACTTTCGTATATGGTCACTTCTGTAATCTTGTCTGCGGTCATGCTAGTATTTAACTGTAAAAAACAAGTCAACAAAAAACCTGCCGAAGCAGGTTTAGTGTGGTTACAAATTTAACCGATTACAGATCAGCTGTGTTTGTAAATGAAGCTGTGCCAGTAGCACTACTGATACCAATTGTGCCGTTTGCTGATTGTGCAGCGGCCAAAGCCAAAGCAACGTTAGCAAATGCGCCAGTTGGGTATGTAGCAACTGAAAGTGTTGTACCTGTGGTAACTTGAGCGATAGCTACAGTAGTTGTCTGTTGCAGAGCTTGCAAAACGTTAGAAACGAATTGATTTACGCCACCTTGTGCACCGATAGCAGCATTAGCTGTAAAAGTGTAGAAGTCTAACTTAGGACCAGCTGGGTTGAAAGGACCCTGTTGAGCAATGTTAGCTGTTTGAGCAACTGGACCGTTCAATACGTCCAAGTTAAATACTGGTTGTGATCCACCAGAAACTTTAGTAATATAAGCCATTTTTAAATCTCCTTAGTATATGACCTCATTGGGTCTGCTTGTATTTATACCTTTTGGCAAAAATTAGGAGTTAGCTGTCAGTTCTGGGTTGTTTATTTGGCGATTTGCTGCGGTAAAGCCACCGGCCAAACGATTCACAGCCTTGGCCATGCCGGCAGAAGTGGCCATGACCCAGCCTTCTTGTCCTGGGTGTTGTAGATCCAATTGATTTAATATATCCATTTTGATATCGTGTAGTAGTCCCCAGGCTGTAAATGCTGCGGCCATACCTGACAGGTTACTACGTGGACTTTGTAGGTATTCTACAATGTTTCGAAATTTCTTAGGTGTGACACGCTGTTGTAACCAAGGTCCAAAATCAGCCAACATGTTATCAAACCCAGTACCTACTCGACTGTTGATATAGTCTACGCATAACCTAGGCAAGTCAGTGATTTGTAATGCTCTCAGTTCAGCAGGGTTAAACAATTGATCAATGTCAGCACCTTGACTGCTGTAAACTGTTTTAAGCTGTTGTAACAACTCTCGGTTGGGTTTGACATTTTCTTTGGCATACACTGGTTCCAGCAACAACAAGCCCTCAACACGTTTGAACGGAACCGTACCAATGGGCTCTTTTGGAGCACCAGGTTCAGCATATCGGGTGTGCATAGCAATACCAACTTCACTGGCACCAATTTGCTTGCCCACATCACTATTGGCTGGAATTTTGTATTCTATAGTGTTGGGTGTAAACACATAGTTGCCGGCCTGTAATGGAGGGGTTGTCATATACAACAGGTCGCCTTGAACAAATCCTCTATAGTTTGCCGGCACGGCGGCATCTAACATATTCCATAACTTGTCGTATATTGGTGCAAGATCTCTAACACGAGTTGCTGGTTTACCTAGTGCGGCGGCATCAGCATCTCTGGCAGCCAAATGTTGACGAACCTGTCGAGGACTAGTAAACAGTCCGTTGTAGCCTTTGGCACCGAACCCCGATACATCAGTTAAGATAAATGTTCCGTTGGCGTCACGTCCAAAAATCAACGCAGGTTTGCCGTCCCATTTGACTGTGGTAGTTTTACCAGTGTCAGCAGCAGTGTGCTTTACAATGTCCATGGCTCGTTTGATGCCGGCACTGCCGTTGCGAAACACATAGTCTTCAAGATGTTCAATGCCCTTGGCACGGCCGCCTTGAACCTCGGCTTCAACAATGACCTGCATGCCTTGATTCACAATGCGGTCACGTAGTCTGGCCAAGAAGTGAACATCCGACACTGGTTGATACAGTTCAGCACTTTCTAAGAATGGCAGGCCTTCACGTTCCATGTGCTGTTTAAAATCTGCCAGTTTTGCGTCACGATTAGGATCTGTGCTGAGTGCTTGTAAAATTGTTTCTACACTGGCCAAGTCTTGACGTGTGGCAGTTCGGTTTAATAACAGCTTGGCTACCCGATCTGGATCATCAGTGATAAGTTTATTAGTAGCACGGTCAGCAATGCCAGCAATTTGATTTAGTTTGTAGCCCATGCTTTTGGCAATTGAATTCATTAGGACATTGCGCTCGCGCCCTTTGTATTTAGAATCTGCAGGCATGGCACCAAGGACAAATTTTGACCAAGGTACATTGTTTAAGAACATAAAGTCTGTTTGCACATACCCTAGGTCTGGGCGACCGTTGATTGGAGTAAGGAAGTGTACTGCGGTGCCAGATTTTTTTACATAGTCTTCGGGTTTGAATCCATGACTAGCGGCCCATTGTTTGAGTCTATGCTCTAACTGTTCTTTGGTAACTGTGTCTGCATCGACAGCGATGTCTAGGTCGCCTGATGTGTCTTTGATGCCAGTGGATCCCAGTGTGTTGTTTTGTAGGTCAAGTCCGGGTACCAATTCTTCTAACCAAGCCAATGTTGTTTTTACATCAGTCTGATTGATGCGTTGTGTGACAGCACGACCATTAGCATCTTTGAATACATTGCCGCCTTCAAACAAACTGGTACTCATCGAACTGTTTTCTTTTTGTTACGGCGGCTTTCCATTGTACCTTTGACCACATTGTTGCCCACATCACTGGCAGTGACAGCATCTTCTAACTCTTTCTTGAGTTGTGCCTTTTCTTCTGGCGTTAGTGCAGTATAAGAAGCAACCAACTGTTGAATAAACTTTTGTGTTTGTGCATCTACTGGCTTAGCCGGTTCGGTATTAGCTGGTGCCAATTGATTTGCTATCTGATCAAAAGAGCCCGCACCACCGGTTTTAGCTTGTTGTCCACCAACAGCTTTCATCGACGAAGCAATAATGCCATCGTCTACGCCGGCCTGTTTCATTATGGCCGCAACAGCATCACTGTCAGTCGGCGATCCAGCTCGTTTCCAGGCTGTCATTAACTTGTCTGCGGTCACTTTGGTTGTTAAATTTGTGCCTACTGTTTGTGCCTTGTTGGCCACAGCACCTGCGGCTTTGCTGGCCGCGCCCTTGACTTTGTCCCAGACACCTTCAGTTAACTTGTCTTGAATGGTTCCAGCAACATAGAACATACGTTTAATTTGACTTTCTTTAAGAGCTCCAAGAGCTCCGGTAGGGTTGCCGGCAACTGAATTGGCTATTCGGCTGGCGTTAATCCATGCCTGACTCATAGAACGCGGGTCACTTGGATCAGCCACTTGCCTGCCTAATTGTTTTGTAAATTCTTGCATCCATCCCGGATTAACTTGTTTGTCGCCAATTATTGTGGCTAATTGCTGGCCATAAGTTGGATCATTTTGAAATGCAGATAACGTTGTCCTACCCAGACCAGAAGCAGCTTGTTGTGCCGCTTGTCCTGAATTCATGGCCTGGTTAAGGGCCGGATCGCCGGGCATGTTAACAACTCCGGTATCTGTAGTAGTTGTAGAAGTTACTTTTTCTCCGCCCTGCAACGCCTTGCCAACTTGTCCAGCTGCAAACGCAGTTAGCCCTGTTTTAGCACCACTCCACATGGCATCACGAATGTCTTTACCTTGCAGTGCTTGATCAACTAACTTAAACAGTCCTAATGCGGCAGCACCACCTAGTCCAACTCCGCTAATACCAGCAGCAGCAATCAACGCACTATAGATAGCACTTTGTAATATAGGATGTTTGGTAGCAAAGTCGCGATATTTTTGTACATACTTCATAGCACCAGCATCGCCACCAGTTGCTTGCTTTAATTTTTCGGCCGCCTTATCATACTCAGCGGCAAAGTTTGACATTGGTTTACTATTATAAACTTTGCCCTTTAAATCACTCCAGGCTCGGACTACAGCATCAGCGGCATCTTTGCCCTTGCCCAGCATGGTACGATTACCGCCAGCGGCTGTTGCATCCTGTTGAACTTGAGCAAATAATTTTGAAATTTGGTCTACTGTTAATTCTGCTTCGCAAATCTTACGGCCAGCACTTTCCCATAGCTTGACTGAACGTAGGCTTGATGCATCAAGTCCTTCGTATAGGTAATTCCGAGATTCTAATATGTGAGTTATTTTCATTGTGTTAACCTTTGACTGCGTTGATAGCGTCAAGAGCCGCTTTTAATGCGGCGTGATCTTCGCTGTTTCTAGAGATCCATTGACTGATTTGAGCTCGTGTCATAGTTGGCTTTGCTGGCTCGGCCTGTGCGGTAGGTTGCTCTTCTGGTGGTTGCTCTTTGCCCGACGAGTTGTACCAATTATCTGGAAGTTTAGTAGATCCCGATGTTGCCACTTCTTCGTAATCTTTGTGAGCAAGCGAGTTAGTTGGAATTAAATAATTGTCGGCTGACCTAAACCATCCTTTATCGGTTTTTGTAATTGTTCCACCTTTGAGATCATCTATTTTATAGCCAACTGGAGCTTCTGTTTTAGCACCAGAATCTTTTGTGGCACCAGGAGTTCTACTTCTACCGGTTAATGCTCCTGCAGCAGGAACAGCAAGAGCAGCGGCTCTAACTAAATCATTCCACAGTGGTCTTTGTTTGGCTGGATCGGCATTGGCCGGTGCGGCAATTGCTTTAATAGCATTGGTAATTTCGCCTTGATTGACCAAGCCGTTAAAGCCCATGCCAGACAATAAATTTTTCTGCACAAAGGCTGTAAGATACTGTTCGTACTTGCCATCTGTTCTATCTCTAAAGGCAGCCAATGCAGGACTAACCGCACCAGGAGATGCTTGCAATTCTTTAAGCATTCTAGACTCAGTTTGTCGGATTGGCATCTTGGCCGATTTTTCATAATTGGGTGTGCCGGGTTTTAACTTCTGGCCACCTACAGTAATTGGTTGCCCTGGTGCAGTGCCGGCCACTGTGCCCGGTGTTGACACTGTTACCCCTGGGGTTTTTGGCCCAATGGCATTGGTCGGCTGTGTAGTATTTGTATTTGGAATGCCACCAGCGGGTTGATTATATGTAACTTTAGCACCTGCACCTGTCTGCGCACCATAATTTGGTTTTGCTGGTGTAGTTGCCGCGGTGCCAGTTGCCGGATATGTAACTTTAGCACCTGCACCTGTCTGACCACCAGTGCTTGATGTTGTTGCTGTTGCACCTGGTGTTGTTGTTCCAGGTGCGGTGTTGTTAGGATTGTTGGCACTGGCTTTGTGTGTTAATCCTGTGGCTGTTTTTTGAGTCTGACCACCAGTGCTTGATGTTGTTGTTGCTGGTGCCGGTGCTGGTTGCACTGCAATACTTTGTTCTAGTTGTGAAACATACTTTTGCCAAGCACGAAATGCTTTATCGGCAACCGCTGAAACTTTTTGATCTTGTCTTGCTGTGCTATATCCCTGAGCAACGTCTTTGAAAGGCGCGGCAATTGCACTACCTACATTTTTTACCCCAGACACAGTTCTTCCCACTGCACCACCGATGGTATCAAATACTCCCTCTTCTACCTGGGTATTTTTCTTAATTGTTATTTCATGAATTTGCATCTGTGCGCCTCACTGTACGGGTAAATTTGCCTGGGTCACGCTGATTAATAGCATTGAGTAGTTTACGTTTGAGATTTTCTGCTTGATCTGTAGGATAACTTTCGTCAATCTGCTCCAGCAAACGTATGGCACTGGCAATAACATTAGCAGCGCGGTTTTCAATCACATGGCGTTGATCACGCTCAATGTACATTGAATCCAATTCTTCTAATAAACTGCGAGTTTTCTTTTGCATTTTGGGCCCAGAACCTTTTTAATATTTACCAGAATCTATTATAAAGGTTTGCTAATTCTGGAAATACTTTTTCAAAAGATTCATTTCTTAAGGCATCAAATTTCTTTATTTCTGCCAGCATATTTTGTATCGTAGCAGGGTTTTCTACCCAATTAATTGGTATTAAGTTTGTTTGAGGAGATTGTTTAATTATATCTACATATTCTTGAGTCATGTTTTGAAGTCTGAAACTACCAACTGCAAAATGTTTAGTATGATTAACAATATCTCCTTCTCTATTTGTTGTGAAATTGTCATCAATCCATGTTTTAAGTTCATTTGCATACAGTAGATTAAAAACGCTAACTGTTTCTTCTACCACAAACATCACATTGCCAGGAAGATTTTTTCGTAAATTTAATATATTATCGGTCACTTGATTCCAACTGGCTGGCCAACGTAGATATTCAAATTGACGATCAACTCCATCCAAACTTATATGTAATTTTACCAAGTGAAATTTTTCAATAATATCAAAATTTCTAGGATGTATTGATTGAGTTCCATTGGTTTGAAA